AGTTAATCCATTACTTGTGTATTGTACTATATCATTCAATTTATCGTCTGTATAAGTATAATACGTAGTTCCACTTGCCCAAGATCCTTGATGAACACGAACTCTGTCAAACTTTGCATTAGAATCGCTTGGAGTACCTAATGCTGTTTTTGTTCCTGCAGTATTTACGATCCAGTATTCAGTAATACTCTGACTAGATGTAGATCCGTCGCTTGCTACTCTTGTTGCTGTTCCATCTGTTGTAATATAGTTCCCTATAGAAAAGCTTGTGCTTCCTGCTGCTGCAGTATAATCTGTAAAAGTTCCACTTGCAGGTACTATATACTCATCATCTATTGTTACATATACAGTATGTGTTGTTCCTTCTGGAAGTGTTCCATCTGGCATATAATTTTTTGGTATAAAGCTTCCTTCTCTTGACCAAGTACACCCACCACATTTAGCACTTTCTGCTAAATCTCCACTTGCTCCTTGATATTCCCAAGGACAAGCATTTGAAACAATTTGTCTTGCAGGTATTTTTATTCCTTGTAAATCAAAAGGAGCAGCAAGTTCAAAAGTAATAGTTGCTTTATTTCTATCTGCAATACGACTTATTGTCCAAACCTGACGAGAAAATTCTATTGGAGTATTTCCAGAGCCTGGATCTCCACTTTCTCCTTGTAAGTATTTTTTCAGAGTAAGTCTACGAATAAACCTTTTTCCTACAAGTAGATCATAATCACTTGTACCTATCAAGGTTGAAAATACTCCACTTGCATTTCCAACAGAAAAGTTTGGTCTCGCAATTGCTCCAGATACTTTTATTTCAAAACCTGTAGAGACAATAGGACAAGGACTATAGGTTCTTAAAGTTGAATTAGAACTGAAGTCATACATTTGTAAAGAACTTCCATCTGAATCTTCTCCAGAAGTTATATATGCATAGCTACCGTTTGGTTTTTCAATTTCATATAGCTCAACTAGTCCTGAGCCAGGATTCTGTTTTTGTAAATCTTTAGTAAGATCACTCATGATTCATATACTCTTCTAAATGTTGCTGTTAATGTGTAATAGTCATCATATGCCCAGGATTGGTTCCAAGAATCACAAATACAATAAATAGTTTCTGTGCTTGAAGCTGCATTGCTATCTTCAATATCAAATCTAAATTTACTTACTCCTCCAAGACCTTCAAAGAATGCAACAAGATCATCAATTTCTGCTTTTGGGCGAGTAGCAAAAGAAACATTTATTTGTTGCATTTTTGTATTTATACCATCTGCAATTCGGCTTTCATAACCATCTCCAAACTGAGATAGATGTACTCTCATTTGTGTTGCTCTTCCAAACCCTTTATCTGGTTGTACAGGTGCGCTAAAGCCTGTAATATTGGATCCATTTGATTGCATTATTCCGTAAGCCATAATCTATTAATAAGGACTCAATGAGCCTCCTGGTCGTTGTTGTCTTGCTATTTCATTTTGTACTGCTTGAGCAATTGCTCTGCCTGTTGTATATGCATCTTCTCCTGTAGTAGTTGATTCGCCTGTAGTCATATTTACATTTACAGTAACGTTTCCACCACCTTGTCCGCCATTTTCAAATTTAACAGGAATTGCTCTATCATTTCCAAGAGGAACAACCGCTTCAGTACCATGTAAAGTTGCTGTATATCCTGAATCTGGTCCGTCTCCTATACCTCCACCTGCAAAAGAACGATAGCCGCCTCCTGCACCTTGATTCATTATGCCCCCACTTCTAGCTCCTGGAAATACTCCAAACCCTGCGGGAAGCATTGTCATAATTGTCATTGCCGCTTGTTGAGCAAGTATTTGGGCTAAAGATTGAAGAATCATTTTTGCCATTTCTCCAAATGCTTCTTTTACGCTTTTTGTTCCTTCAATAATTGCTTGAAAAGCTGTTGCCATTCCAGATTCAAAAGAGTTTCGGAAAGTATCTCCAACTTGCATAAGAAGATCTGCTTCTCTTTGTGCTATTTTTAAACGGGCTTCCATATTTTTTATTTTTGCAGTTTCTTGTGCAATTGCTACTGCATTTTCTTCTAGACCTGCTTTTATTAATTCTTGCCTGTACTGCTGTGTAATTGAAATTTCTGATTCTAATAATGCTACTTTTTCTAATCTTTTTATTTGTGCTGCTACTAGTTTTGTTGCGCCTATGCTTTGATTTAAGTACTGATTCTGTAGGTTTTGTTTTTCTGTTAGCATTCTTATTTCAAATTCATGGAGTCTTTCAGATTCTGCCATAATTGCAGCTCCTATTTTATTAAAAGCTTCTACATTATTGCCTGCAGCTGCCTTCATAAGATTTTCTACTACATCTTTACCTAAAAACTGTTTCATTGCTTCTAAAGTTGTATCATCAAAAGCTGTTTTGAATTCATCTCCTAATTTTTTAAAAGGAGAATCTTTTAGCTCTTCTCCAATAGTTTTAATAGCATCTCCAAAGTCCCCCATATTTTTAGTTATAACAGAAAGCCCTGTACTTGGAGTTCTTAATTTTGCTAAAGCATTTGAAACCTCTGTGATAGAACTTGTAAGTATATTTGTGGTACTTGAGAATTTTGATATTCTATCTTGTGCTGATGTCCCATCAGTTTCTAGTTTTACAAATGTCTGTCTTAACACTTCAAATGCTGTAGAATTAATACCTGCCGCACTAGCGCTTTCTATAAGAGATTGATTAAATATAGAAATCATACCTTCTATTTCATCGTATTCATCAGTTCCTTCTTTTAACTGAGACTGTTGAAGGCGTAAAGAATCTATAGTTTGATTTATAATATCTACTTGTCCGCCGGTTAATTCATTCCTTCTTTCTCCTGCTTTTTCAAAAAATCCTGCAAATCTTGCCTTCTTTAATGCTTTTGGCTGAAAAGCTTCAGAAGTTCCTGCAAAAGAAAAATTTGCAAAAAAGTTTGCTAATTGAGTTACTGCAGATAATTGAGTTTTTGTTTCTTTTAAATTACTATTTAAATACCCTAATTCTTTATTTTGCTCTCTTAAAGAGCGGACTAATCTTGTAGTTGTTTCTTCAAATTCAACAGCTGCTGGATCTTTGAATTTATCCATTAGCTGCGCAACGATACCTATAGCAGAAACTATTAAGCCAATCCATCCCAAAGCTCCTATTGCCCGAGAAAGTTGTAATCCTAAAAATTTGACTACTCCAACAAATCTACCATATTCTGCTTGCATTAAATAAAGAGTTGCTTTCCATCCTGTAAGCATTTTACCTAGCATACCTTTATGTGCCGCTTCTGTTTGAATATATCCTGCTTTTAATATTGCGACTGTTCTTTGAGCTTCTGATCTTGACATATTCTCAAAATTCATAACAGTACTTTTTTTATTATTTACTGATTTTTCAAGAGCATCTAAATCAGTTGCACTAAATGCCCCTGTTTTAAATCTTTTTGCTCTTGCTTTTGACCCTGTATAAAATTTACCCACATCTGCTTGTGCTGCTTTCGCTCCTGCACCTACATCAACATCTGGCACTTCAGGAGTGATTGCTTTTAATATTCCTGAACCTAATAGAGCAAAAGCACCCCCTAATGCTACTACATTTTTAGAAAGTCCTTTTGCCATAAACTCTGCAAGTCCAGTTAAAGAACTTTTAATTCTATTTATTAAATCATCAAATGATTTTGCTAATTTTGAGAAAGCATTTAACTCAGTAGTAAATTCTCCAAATTTTTCTTCTCCTTGAGAAAGCACTTCGTTTACAACAGCTTGTGATTTTTCAAATATATTTAAATCTTTAGCAGCTTTCCCAATCTTAGCCCCATATTTTTCAGCTGCAGTTTCTAGTCGTAATATAATACCTAATTCATCTAATAATTCTGGTTCCGCTTTTGTTACACCACGTACTAAACGATTTAAAGAATCTGTTAGATCTCTCCCCAGAGCTATTGAAGCATTCTTTGCAAGAACACCTAATCTATTTATTTGATCTGTTGTTACCCCGGCTGCTCTTGCAATTGCTACAGATTGAGCTGCTTCCGCAAAAGCAAGCTGTTGTCCTGTTGCCTCTTGTAATCTACTTGTTAATAGTTTAAGAGACTCCCCAGTTACTGTGGCATATTCTCGTTGTCCTTCTATGAGTATTCTGTAGTTTGCAGCGTCTTGTAAAAATCTAAAAGCTGCTCCAATCGCAAAAACGTTAGCAGCAAGAGTAGCATATGCAGGCACAAGTCCTCCTGTGATGCCCTGAGCCATCTTAGAGAAGTTTTTTGTGGTATTTGAGGATTGTTGAGAAGCCCCTTTAAAATTACGATTTAAAGTTTGTTCTGATTTACTGAGATTATCAGTAGCTTTTTTAGTTCCTTTGAGTTTACCTTCTAATAGTTTTAAACTACCGTCATCGGTAACTTCAAATACTAACTTTGCGCCTTTTATCTTTTTTGCCATTAACCTTGAACATTTATACCAGATTTACCTTGTTGGGAACCTGCTTTAGCTTTTCTTTCATTAGCTTTTCGTTTACTTTCTAAATTTTCATTTATTTTTCTTGAATTTTGTGCTTCTATGTGTTTAATAAAAAATATACAAGATTGCTTATCTTCTACTTCCCAAGTATCAAGTAACAATCCTAAAGATGAATAGTCTTTACCAAGATAAGAACCGCTCATACCCTCCCAGCGATCTGGTAAAAGGTCGTGCAATAAAAAAGCCACCTGAACTTCAAGAGGATAATCTCCCATAGTTGGTGGCATTTCATTTGGGTCAGGTTCAATACCTTTTTGCTCACATATATCTAAATAAGTGTCCAAAGGTACTTGACCTTTACTAAACTGTTTTTCAATTAGACCAAGTACTTGTTTTACTTGGTCTTCGTAAAATTTTCTAAATCTCCTGTGACTTCAGTTATCCAAGTATCAAAGTCTGATGCATTTTTCATTAAAGTTTCTGCATTATCTTGACTATATACAAGTTCGTCATTTGGGTCTAGATTGCTAATATCCACCAATAGAAGCTCTTCTAAGTAAGAATATTTTAAGCCTTTCCATCCCTTAATAACGGCTTTTACGTACTCTACTAAAAATTTATCTTCATCAAGTTGTTCTTCAAATCCTCTCGTTTTACGATTAAACTTTTGTGAAAGACAACGATTTCTAAGTTTTAGTAATTCTTCACGTGCTAAGTAACAAACATCAACTGTAAATCCAGTAGTTCCTGGATAGTCAAGTGTTACTGTTTTGCTTGGAGTTAATAAACTCGCTAGTGATACTGTTTTGTTTTCTTCTGTCATTTAAATTTCCTGTAAAAGAGGGAGGGTTTTACCCCTCCCTGTTATAATTATGTTACTGTTGTTCCTTTGAATTCCATTGTGATTTCATCAGTAGCATCTACAGTTGTT